AAGTCGAATATACCTCTTCTGCCTTGTACATCTCGTAAGAATGGTTCTACCATATTACGGAACTGTGCTCTAGTGAATTCATCATTAAATTCAAACAGAGTATACTTGGCTGCTGTCGATATTGCTTTTTCAAGAACAATGAATAATCTTCTTACATTGATTCTATCAAAGGCACTTGGTTTTGCCAACATTGTTTTATCTCCAAACAATATTGTTCCTTGACCTGGTTGAGTTATTACAGGATTAACTTTATTCTTATAAAGTATATCTCTGTCTGCTCTATCTGGATTGTATGGAAGTTTGATTACATTCTTCATCACACCTCTATTATATCCTGCAGGACTGAACCATGGGTCTCTTAAATCATCTGTTCTTACACAGAGACCAGCAGTGTCTCCATTCAATGGAATGTATCTGTAAACATCATTATACTTATCGTACTGATATTTCCATCCACTATCCATAACCGCATATGAACTTGGTGATACTGAATCTGCAAATGTTTTAACATCATTAGCTTCACCACCTTGATTGTTTACTACATCAGCCTTTGCAGGTGATAAGAAAACTACACAGTCTTTTCTTGAGTCACTAATATTATCTATAAGATAATTTGGCCATTGCTCTCCATTAGTACCACCTCTGGATAAACCAGCTAGTATTAATGATACATCAACATCCTCTGGACTCTTAAATAGGTCAACAGCTTTAGCTAATTGTCCTATTGCAATTGAAGTTTCATTAGGACCTGTTCCATCTGAACCTACTTTGAAAGATGATGTAAATGGTATTACAGAGTTAACAAAATTGTTAAGTAACGCACCAGTATTGGAATATGTTTGTGCAGCAGTGTTAACATTAGAGGTTGCTCTAATATCAGTACCACCTACCCATACCCATTTGGATTGATTGTCAATAACATCTTTGTAGTAAATTGATTCACCACTTTCGTTCTTAGCATTTGATACTCTTGAAAGACCTTCAAACACTTCTAGGATTTCTCCTTTGATGCCTGTGATGTCTCCATCTTCATCTGATATAACTATATGTAATTCATCATTAGCAGTATTGTTTGCTACATTATTAGACCATTCAGATTGACCAGGAGCTTTATCTACGTTATTTTTATTTTCCCAGAAACGTGTAACGCCTCCTGAGTTAATACTATCACCTACAGTACTGTTAGCACTAAGGTCACTTGCTAGTCTATATTTTTGATCTATAGTAAATGATACATTAGCATTAAATGTTGTATCTGAATCAGCAAATGTTGCTCCAGCTTGTACAGCACTCTTTGCTGTAATCTTAACTGTTTGATAACCAATAGATGAGTTACCTAAACGTACTGAGTCTCCTACTGTGAATACTGTTTGTGCAGTAGTCATAGCTAAGTTAGCACCAACTCTAATAACATGTGTTGCTTGACTAGTACTATTAGTGTCTTCTTCTACACCTGATTGACTGAATAGTAATGTTGTACTACCTACAGCAATAGATGCCACAAAGCCATTATTGGATGCATTAACATTCATTGAACTGTTTGTTAAACCAGTAAATGTACTTTCAAATGCTAGTGCACTATCACATACACTGACCTTCAAACTATTACCTAATGCACCTGGATACTTTGCTATGAAAGCTGACAGTGCTGCAGTAGATGATAATGTTAGACCATCGTGATGCTCGTCGTTTTTAATTAAATCTGTTTGAGCTGCTACTTGATTGTTAGCTACAGTTGCTTGTGTTTGCAACACTGTAGCATTAATTGCATCAGCTGGTATTGCTCTTGCTACATATAACTTATTGCCGTAGCCTAAGAAATTTGCAGCTGTAAAAAATGTAGTAAAGTTAGTTGAATCGGGCTCACCGAAAGTCGCAGCTAACTCTTCTTCAGAAGATATTAAGTTACGCTCTTCAGCAGGTCCCCATCTGAACCAACCGGCCATAGCACCTTCTGTGGTAGACACTGCAGGTATAATACCTGTTAGGTCTATCTCTGAGACGTTTACGCCTGGACTGACTTGAAATCCCATGTTTCTCTCTCCTTATGGATGTTTAGATCATCAAATTTTATTTGAACTTCTTGTATTTATTTATAAGATTGATGGGCTCAGGAATAAAGTTTACCACAGTCCATGTGTATCATTATCATCCCATTCAGAGTGAGTCAGCAATGTATCTCCATGCATGAACTCATCTTTATCTTTTTCTTGAAGGGATCCATCATTCATAAAACCAAATGGTAGCACATCTTCTTCTAATGCTTTCTCATTATCAGTATGTAATTGCTTACGAATGTCTATGTTAGTTAGTTCTTTAAAGTATTCTTGATTAGATAACCATGCAAATAGTACTAAACACATTACTAAGTCATCATTATAACCTTCTTCAGCTTGGAAGCTAGTACCTTTTACAGAGAAAGCTGTCAGTTCTTGTAGGATATCAAAGTCATTTATCTCCATCTTATCGTTTTCAATGATAGTTTTTAATGATGAACACCCAACTCTTTTCAATTGCTTAGTAGTTCTTACACCCATTTGTTGTGTGCCTCCACCAAAACCAGCATTAACTATCTGTCCTGATCTACCTCTCCACTGTGCTGTCATTATATTTTCGTACTCTAAATCGTGATGTAATATGTCAGCTACTTGTTGACCTATGTCGTTTATCTCTATTAAACAATATGCATCATTGTATCTACGTGCAGCTTGAATAATAATATTAGGATATAACATAGGACTTATTACATTATTTCTATATGTTGCTACTACTTGATACGGTACAACACTACAATCCATAACAACAAAAGCTGAATAATCATTACCTACACCTCTTGATACATCTACACATATAGTATAGACATGGTTTGGCTCAGGCTCTTTAAATATTTTTGTACTCTCAGCTCTATATAATGGTTCATGAAATACCATTGCCCCTAACTTAGTAGGTGATATAAGTGTGTTAGATGAACCCATGAACTCACATTCAAACTCTTGTCGGAACTGATCAACACTGGTGTTCTCTATTGTTTGTTTCTTCCACTCTTCATCTCTACCTGGTACATCAGACCAATGAACTTCAATAGCTTCATACTCATTCCTCTGTTCAATAGCATCTGTCCATATCTTATAGAATAGATTCATACCTTTAGGAGTAGATGTTATCATAACTCTCGTAGTATTACCAGATGATATTGTAGGATAAGTTGATGCAAAGAAGTCTTCTTGTTGATGTGCAGGTACGAATGCAAACTCATCTAAGTATATTAAATTAAATGAACCACCACGAACAGAACCAGATGATGTGGAACCAGCTAATATCTTAGAACCATTCTCAAGTTCTATGTTACCTTTGTTCCACTCTACTATACCTTGCTGCATCCAAAAAGGTAAATGTTCAAAACCTAATTGTATTCTATGTAAGATCTCTCTAGCAGTTGCAGCCTTATTAGCTAGCACAGCTACATTAAATGATTCATTGAATAAAGCAAAATGCAATATAAGAGCAGTCATAACAGTAGTCTTACCAGACTGTCTAGGCATCTTACATATAGTAAAACGATTACCTTGTACACTGTTAAGTATTTTTTCTTGGAAATCAAATGTAGTGAAGTTGACTAAACCTTCATCTACATTAACAATTTTCATATATTGATTACAAAAGTAATGTATATCATTAGCACATCTAGCTAACTCTTCTACTTGTTCAGCAGTATAATCAACCTTTACATTAGCTTTTTTTAGTCTTGGATTACCAAGATAGATATCATTCTTTGTTAACACGTCCGCTTGCCTTTAATTTTAATCTATTAGCTAGATGCTCTTCTGCTATGTCATCTTTACTTTGACCATGGTATGCGACACCGTGACCTTCACTAATCATTATTTCTGAAGAACCAGCCCAGCGATCTTCTGCAGCAAAGTAACAAATAACTTCACCAAGTATTCTACCATACTTACCACGCTCGTCGTTATATGTTTTTAATACTTTAGCATCTGCAATTAGATTGGTAAGTCTTTGTTTAGCTAGAAGACCATAAACTTTTTCTTCATCATCTGATGTCCTAGACTCTGGAGTGTCAATACCCATCATTCTAATACGTTGCTTCTTTAACCATACACCAAAACCTAGATCAATGTCAACATCTATTGTGTCCCCGTCTATGATTTTTCTTAATTTAAAATTATACTCAAACATTATTCCTTTAACCTTTCTATTGCTTTGGCATTCTCATTTATCTTATCATTCTGGCCTACGTCTATTAGGTCCTGTAACTTGC